AATCCTAATTCTTCATCTTGTTCTTGTTGGTATAACTCAGGGTTCATTTGTAGCTCGTTTTTATGGGCTTCAAATTGTGCCATTTCAGTTTGATAATCTTCAAAGTTCATTTAGTTTACTCTAATCTATATTTTCGGATTGTTTTACCTTGGATCTTCAACAGTAATTCCACACCCATGCGATGTGTTGCTGGTAGAGCATCGTGAATTACGTTTGCTTTTCGGACGGCTTCGGCATCCCCTTGAGTATATGCTTCTACAAAAGCATCAAAGTCCTGTGGGGTTTCCATCCCATCAAATAGAAGGACGTATGCAGGATTTAATCGGTCATCTTTCAGTACCAGTTTTTCCTTTGTAGGCTCATCTACAGAGAACCCAGGTATCAAGCGACCACTCACTACTTCTTCTTCGGTGAGACCCACTCGGGCTTTTGCAGCGAATAGCTCGTTTAGCCCACTCTCTCTACCAGGGCCTTGGAATCTTGTAATCTGCTCTTGTAGGCTCCACCCCCCACCAACCCAAGACCCATCACTGCCAGCAAGCATCACTTTTGCGTTGGTAAATATCTCTGCATTGAACTTCGCTTTGTCTTCAGGAGTGGCAGCCCTTGCCTGTGCTAGAACCGCTTTTGCAAAGTCTGTTTCGTTCGTCCACATATCCTCCGTCATATCAGACAAGGCTTTAGGTGCTGACTCAAAACCACTTTCTCTGAATCTACGTTCTTTGATGATGTTCTCTATATCGGTCGAGAACTCTCCCCCACTTATATCTGCTTCTGGGCCGTCTTTAATCAGTTCAAGATACTTGGTATCTATAGATTTCATACGTTCTCGTACTAACTTTAACATCTCGTGGTCGGGCATCCCTGGGTTCTCTGTTACAACACTTTCCACCACTGTTTCATATTCCTCCGTATACTCGGTGCGTATGAGTTGGGCTTGATCTGGTTCCCACGTTCGCTCGGAGAACAGCGATTCAGTAAGCATCTTATTCACTTCTCTCATTGCCCCAGCGTGTAACTGAGCATTTCCAGTTAGAATTACTCCCATCTGAGCCGACACATCTTTGTTCTTTGCTGCAAGAGCAAGCACATTTGCAACCGTCTCTGGACTGAGCGCACCTGGGTTATCAGCTATGAGGGTCTTGACATCATCAAGTGTCGCATCACTGTGTGGGCTTACCATGCGTATTACTTCAGCCATCACAACATCATCATCAGGGTCGCTTTTTTGTTGTACTGTTTCATAATAACTTAGGGCATTCCCCAGAGCCATTGACATCTCAGCTTCGGTTACTCCTTCTGCGGAGAGACGCTCTCTAAACTCAGTTAAGGATTGTTCGCTGTTTGGGGGTTCTAAGTGATCTCTACGCCCCTTTGCTTGGCGTTCAGCCCAAAGAGCCATTGAAACATCATTGGCAGTATGTAGAAGGACGGTTCGCCTATCCTCATCACCCTTACCTTGACGTTCCTGTGCCTTCTTATGGATATCTATAATTTCATCTTCGAGTGCATCTATCTCCGCAGCAAAATCTTCACCGATAGTTCTTTGACCTATTTTAATATCGTCAATGATTGTAAGCATGTGTGCTGCTTTATCTAGGTCATCTTCAGCTATCTGTTTCACGCTATAAGATAGACCCGCAAAGGTCTCATCACGAAAGGATGGGCCGAGGTCTGTATGTTTTTCATCTACATAACTTTTAATAGATTCCTGTAACTTTGCATCTCCACTTGGTAGTCCATATTCATAGGTATCAGTGGCTATTCTATAAACCTCATCAGCTACAATATCTTTATTTTCTTTAGCAATCTTCGCATTACGCTGCTGTGTGACTTGAGATGTAAAAGCATTACTTAAAGGTGTGAAAGCATCTAAGGCACTCTTTTGAGCATAGAGACTGTCTATTCCTAGCTTTTGGAACTCTGCGTTTGCAAACTCTCTAGGATCAACCGTAGATTCCGCAGCAGTCAGCATTTCCATATTGTCATATAGAGTCGTTGAAAGGTTTTCCGTCACAAGCCTGCGACCAGCAGCCTCTAGCAGAGCAACCTTAGCCCAAGGTGATGCACCTTCAGGAATGACACCATCCTTTTGGAGACCTATGAAGTCTCTCTTAGAAGCAGCCCTGAGTTCCTTTAGGGACATCTTGCTGGCTGCTATTTGCATTGCTGCTGCATCTTCAGCTCTTTCCTTCTCAGCAAACTTCTCTAAGGTAGGACTTAGCCCCGCAAGAGCACTCCCGATTTCCATGAGTTCACTTTGAGGAGCTATGAATTGCTTAGGAGCAGTGTACTGGTTAAAGATTTGTTGTTGGGGTTGTAATGCTTTAGTTGGCAGGAAGTCTGCCTGTTGTTGTCTTTTAGCCATAGATTAGTTTACCAGGTTGGTTGTACGGAATAGGGTCGATAACCCCCGAATGGGCCAAAGGAGCCATACGATTGTCCATGCTGCATTAAATTGTTTCGGTTAAAGTTTTGTACACTGCTTCTCTGCTCTACATTAGGTATATCTGCAAAGTAATTACCAATACTTCCACCAATCCTAAGAGCAGCACCTAAGAAACTAGGACGTTGTGCTGGCATGAACTGTAGGTCTTCAATGTGACCCTGAGTACCTATACGGACTGCTTCAAGTTGATCCGCAATATTTTCTTCTTTCCACTCTTGGTTCCTTTTCAAATCTGTTTGATACATCAACTCTTGACGCTCAAAGTCATCTAGCATGGCATCTACAGATTTACCTGTTACACCTGCTTCACCAGCAGATACTGCGCCTGTTGATTGTGCTCTACGGGATTGTCTGGATACCTCTCGGATTTCTTGACCAGTAGCTTCACGCTCTTGTTGTATACGCTTGTAGGCTTGGCTTGTTTGTAACCTGTAGTTCTGTAAAGCTCTTTCAGTGCCTAGTGCTTGACGTTGGCTGTTGAAAGCATCTTGGGCTTTTGCTTGTTGTTCTTGTCCATAATACTGGGCTGCTGTTCCACCTACTTGGGCAACCATCATGGCTGTGGCTGGGTCACACATATTAGTTAATCCTTACAAATTCAAAGAATGGACGATTTTCAACACCGAATTGTTCATGTCGATTGATGAACTTAAAACCTAACCACTTCAGCCACTTGATGTGAACTGTGTTCCGTTCATCTACATAATTGAACAACATCTCATAGTTATCATGGAGCTGCTCAAGCCAATGTTTGCTTTCTCTTAGGAACTGTCTGGAGATATCATGGATACCATCAGTACCTAATAACCACACCATACCGACTCCAGGTTCAACTTCACCTGAGCCAAACATGGCAACTGGTGTTTCACCTACAAGCACAGTTCTAGGGTTATCTGAGTGTATGAATCCAGAGACCATAGCCTCCAGTGGTTCTCCACCACTCATAGCCAATATCTCTCTACGGTCATCCTCTCGGATGTTCTCAGCGATTACTTGGCAATCATGGAGTACACTGGGACGTACACTACCACTCAAAGACCAACTCTCCTGCCTCTAGGAGTCCAGTTCAGTTCAAACTCAGCAGACATCAGAGCCGAGGGTAGTGGTGTATCGTTCTTCACAGTAATTACTACTTGGTCAGCCCTGGAGAACACAGGGAATCTATACTCACCTGATTCGATAGGAATAGATCCAATAAGCAGTTGCCCCGAACCTAATATGCGACCTGTAAAGTCATGTGTACTGGTGTCTCGATAATCGGGAGTGACTTCAACTCTGAAGTATCCACTATTAGCAAATGCAAGAGTACCATAACGAAGTTGTACACGCCCATCTGTTATCAAGGCGAACCCACCTGTTTGAGTTTGTTGTTTAAGTGTGACATCGGAGAAGGTGTAGGACATCTCATAGGCTTCCCCTACATAATAACCTTCAGCAGCCAAAGATGCAGTGATGGCTCCATGATCTTCTGTAGAAGTTGCTGTAGTTAAATCTGCATAATCAACAGTCGTACTTGCTGTTTCAGATATAGCACCAAAATCGGATACATCAACAAGTGCAACATCTACCACGATAGAAGCTGAACCATCTGTTTGTGTTTGCACAGGAATCCTTACGCCTGCTTTTGTAATCACTTCAATATCTCTACCAGGTGATTTTTGATACGGTAAGGTAATCGTAGTACCAGCAGCGTTGATTGTGGGAGTATCTACTCGTCTATCTAAGCGACTTGTAAAGGTCGAGTCTGTGTCTATCTTACCTAACTCAAAGGGTAACTTCTCAATGAAGACACCTTGAGTCCGTTGAACAACCATGTAGAGGTCTGTGCCGATAAAGTCCATCCCAAGGATAGCTACATCTGTACCAAAGGTGAACCTGTGCCATGCACTTTGTAAGCGTTCACGACCTTGATTATAGTAGTTATAGACATAGAGCGCATCGGGGTCTCCATCAACTAGACATACAACAACACTTTCATGGCCTGCTGCTGCAATTTTTAGGATGTTTCCAGGTAGATAAGTGGGGATATGAGATGAGATATCTGTACCTTCGTACTGGTCTTCTAAGTCCCCAGGGTAATACTCTCGGACACCACTATAAGATCCTCGGTTGAACCCGAAGAATACTGAGGTTTCTGACACAACTGGTTCGCATCCTCTTAGACATCCAAAAGAAGTTGTAGGAGCAATCGAGACAGTTTTAGGTGTTAAGGTTGTGCCACCTTGAAGGACGAATTGTGCATCCTCGGAGAACATAATCAACTTTTCAACCATTGGAATTGCGTGTCGTAAAATAGATACTCTACGGTTTGCAACACCAACATCAATCGGAGCTGTATCTAAAAGATCAACAACAGTTAATCGCCAGAAGTTAAAGAACTCGCCTGCTTCTGTGAAGATAACATTCTCACCTGAAAGGAATCCTAAACGGTTCTTAAAGAGGCAGAGGTCGCTAATGGTATCCCCAACAAAGGATGGGTTAGGCTCGGTGTTTAGATCCCCAACCTGTCTTTCTCCCCATTTGAAGGTACTATAGTCATAACCATCATGGTCTTCCCCATCTGCCTTCTTAAATACAAAAGTATTATCTTCCTGTCGTATCAAGATATGAGGCATCGTGGTGTAATCAAACTTCAATGCACTTGCAACCCCAGAGACAGCACATTCTTCCCATGTACCTTCACCCATAGAACCTGATGCACCCAGCGATACAAACTTGACATAATAGTCATCAATGGCATCGACAGGATTACCTTCAAGTTTTAGAATCAGCCCATCTTTAGCATAAGTAGGTAGTTCCCCAAAAGATTGTGCTTTATCTTTGAACACTTCAATATAGCTACTAGCGTGTTCAAAGTTTACATTGATATCAAAATCCCTCGCACTGTTTGAGATGTAGATTACAGAACCTGAAGAAGTTGCAGAGAAATCACCCTGCCCGTCAATATCCGCAGCCAGATTTTCCGCAACTGTGGTTATATTAGTTTGTATTGTAGCATCTGCTTCTGCTGAAACTGTAGAAGTCCCATCGTCTAACGCAATGGTATAGGCAGCAGTTGATGCTTGATTCCACCCCTGCTTTATGAACACCAACGCTTCGTAGGTGTTTACTGATGCTGGTGTAGCAGTAGCGTCCATTGCTACCGTCTTCTCAGTATTCACAAGAAAGGTTACATCGTTAATCGTAACTGCTCTGAAGGCTGTATCTGCATTCTCTGTATCTAAGTAAGCAAGTGCTCCTGAACCCATATCTACAGTTTCTTCATTTAGATTCTCTAAGTCAAAGACCTTGATAGACTCATCTCTGATAACCAATGAATATCTCTCAGTTGTATCTCTGTTAATGGTGTGTACAAAAGTCTTACCTGTAGTCGAGATACCCGTATCTATTAGGTGTTCTGTCGGTAATCTTTTGGTTAATCCCTCAACAATACTGGGATATGCGTTCTCCTGAGCTTCACATTGAGTTGCATATCTCAAGGAGTCAGGTTGTTGCGATACACCATTGATGAGGTTAGGAATCGACTTAGTAGTTAGCATTAGCCTCTATCCAATTTATTGATGACGCTGGCACGATCTATTACACGAGCCACATCGAAGTTATCGAAGATGCTGTAATCTGCGGATTCCATTTCGTACTCCCTGAGTGCAATTAGAGCCTGCTGCTCATCACCCCTTGTAAACATGGAGTGTTTCTCTGAGCCAATCAGTCGGTCTTGGTAAATACGAGCAGCTCGGATCATGATGTAACGCCTAGCGTTCTCAGGCATATCAGTGAAGTCCAGTAGATAGACCACTGTGTACTTCTTAGTTGCTGTAATCGTGTATGTAAGTTTCTTACGGTTGTAGAGTTTAGTTCCTCGGATAACTATATCGTAATTAGAATCTACGTTAGAATCCTCTAGGTCTACTCTGGCAATGTTTGTACCTATAACCACCTGGTTATCAGAGTTAGGAGTCAGAGGAACATCCCTCTCTGTATTGAAGTGCCAACCCGCAGATTGAACTTCTCTTGATACTTCATCAAGGATGGATTCTGCTAGACTGACATCGGCTGTAAGAGAGCCAGATAAGGAGTTTATAGGTGCTTCTCCGACAGCACTTAGGATTGTATTAATCGCATTGAGTTTAGTCGTTGAGGCGAGTGCCATATAAGACTCCTTAAATTAAAAAAAGGATTGACCCCTCAAAGAGAGGCCAACCCCAAAAGTATTCTCAAAAACTAGGGATTAGCTAGATTTAAGACCTACACAAGCACCTGCTCGGAGGTAGTTGTGACCCATTGCATACTTTGCTCATAATGTTCGCTCTTAGTCGTTAGCTAAGAACCGTTGATTTATTCAACTGCTATCAGTCACCTGATAGATCAGACTATATCATCACCCACTTGGGGTGTTCTGTGCTTCGGCTCAACTATGAGCCTACTCCATTTCTGGATAGTCGTTGCACCTTCCCTAAAAAGGGCTTGGCTCAGGATTGTCTCTTGTATAAGAGAGTTTCCCTGAATTCACAGAATTAACGCTTGCTTATTACTAAGCAGCGAGGCAGTAATTTACCATCAAAGTACCTTGGTTTTGCACCAAGTAATCAGATTCGATTGCAAGATCCATGAGCTTAACAGTACCGATACCACTGCGGTGGAATACAACGCCTTGGTAATTAGAGAAGTCAGTACCTGAGTAGCC